TTGGTGAAGCGACGTAGCCTCTAGTCTTTCCACTACCAGTAGTAAAATTCGAGCCGCCAGAACTAGAGCCGAGAGCAGCAAGAATAGCGGCGGTGTCACTGTGCTTGTTGTTAAACTTGGCATAAGCTTTATATCCTTTAAATGGCATTGATTTTTTGAAAGAAAGAATGTTTGTTTGAGCTTTTCCCAAAACGCGCTTTTTTTGTTTACGCGTTTCATCCAAATACGTTCTGATTTTCAATCGTATTTGGTTGTTTGGGGGGCTTAGCCTTTGGCTATATAAGGGTGGGATTCCCGGGTGGGAATGGGAAGTCTCTGTAGTAAGTAATACTGACTTCCCAATTCTCACCCTTTAGTTTCATGTCCCAAGGCGTTTATTGGCTATTAACAATCCCGCATGCCAATTTCACACCTTTCCTCCCACCAGATGTCGCCTACGTTCGAGGTCAATTGGAACGAGGGGCTGACACCGGATTCCTCCATTGGCAATTACTCGTCGTTTATTCGCGCAAGTGCCGACTCGCCGCCGTTAAGAAGACGTTTGGCAACGGAATTCATGCAGAGTTGTCAAGATCCAATGCCGCTGATGCATACGTTTGGAAAGATGACACCCGGGTCGATGGAACGCAGTTTGAGTTGGGACAAAGAGCAATTCGACGTAACGCTCCGACAGATTGGTTACAAGTCCGTAACTCTGCCGTACTCGGAAGATTGGATTCAATTCCGGACGACATTTACGTGCGTTGTTACAACCAACTTAGACGTATCGAGTCAGACCATTTGCAAGCTGTTGGACATGAACGTCGGGTGCGAGTCTACTGGGGCGCTACTGGCACAGGGAAGTCTCGAAGGGCCTGGGACGAAGCAAGTTTCGGCGCATTTCCTAAAGATCCGCGTAGTAAGTTCTGGGACGGTTACCGCGGTCAAGAACACGTTGTTATTGACGAGTTTCGCGGAGGCATTGACATCGCTCATTTATTACGATGGCTCGATCGATATCCTGTCATTGTCGAAGTCAAAGGAGCCAGCACTGTACTTTCCGCAACTAACATCTGGATAACGAGTAATTTGGATCCGCGGCTGTGGTATCCTGATCTTGATCAAGAAACTATTGGTGCGCTGATTCGACGTATGGAAATCACTCATTTTGCTGCTCCTATTTAATAAATATTTTGAACGGTGACGAGCTCCGCACGGCAACGTCGGTCTTCGACCTGCGTTGGCATTATCCATATATATGGTTGGATTGATGGAATAGGGCGTTTCAAGTCAGTGGCTCGGGCCGCTTGGCGCTGCGACACAGCTAGCCCTTCGGGCTGCTTTAGTCGTCCCTACCACCACTGCCGAAACGCAGTTGTTTTTGTGGTAATCAATTTATTAAACGTTGACCTTGGAAAATAAATTGGATGTGTACGTGTATTTTCCTTTGTAAAACGTACAACCGATCAAAGTGTTGAGTTCATAAGCTACACGGATTTTCTCAGTAGATAATCCTCCTATCATTTTCTCCAAACCAAAGAAACGAAATTGACCCATATCAATTCGACTTGGCGTGTTCACGTTTGGCCACAATTTCATGATTAAAGAATTGACTGAATATTTCTTGTGTTCGGTTAACACGCTTGTTTGCAAATCACCAGGATCCATTCGAATTTTTCCTTCACGTGTTACATCTTTAAACATGTGTCCAAATGCAGGTTCCAATAATCCTTGTAGAGTTGCATCTTTTGATATAACTCCAGTATTGTAATCTCCGACCAATGCTTTAGTGATATCGTAATTGGCAGTAAATGTGGTTCCATTTCCTTTTCCTTCATACTTTTTTCCGTTCAATGGAACGTTATTTACATTTTCACTTGTATCATCTGTTGTAACATCAACCGTTCGGTTTTGAATTTTCAAAGATGATTTAACGTCGTATTCGACGTGGGCGTTTTTAAGATTGATAGACATTCGCGAAAACGATGCGATGTTGATTGGGACAAATCGAAATTCAACAAGTTGAAATTGATTATCTGTCCAACTATCAAAAATACTTGACATTGCGGTAGCGACGCCAGTAATGCTTTGAGCTGCTACAGTCCAAGTTCCAGTTAAAACGGGGGTACTGGTTTCAACGTCGCGACGATAAACCAAAACGAATTGATCGCCAGCAACAAATCCATAATCAGTCATGATACGCGATAGATCATCACATGGGGCGTTCAATTCAATTAACATTGTTTTCAACAATCCCAAACAAAACAACAATTTGTACGTGTTAATTACGCAAGTACTATGTCCAATATACGCACAATCGTCCGATGTTTGAACTTGACTTGCTTCTTGGGTATAATAAACGCCCAATTGAGACATCTTCTTGCGAGACGATGTAATCTTTTTAGGTCGACTAATAAATCCAGCTTTTTGGCCTCCGTTTTGGACTGATACACGACGAATATTTTGTTTACGTCGTTTGTTTGCCTTAGTCTCAGATTGAGACATTGCACGTTTCATCAGTCTTTTGGCTCCTTTAGCAATTGCTTGGCGAATTCTTGGTGAAGCGACGTAGCCTCTAGTCTTTCCACTACCAGTAGTAAAATTCGAGCCGCCAGAACTAGAGCCGAGAGCAGCAAGAATAGCGGCGGTGTCACTGTGCTTGTTGTTAAACTTGGC